TATAGCTTTAAGTACTGGCCCAATTAGCCCAGCTAGAAAAGCATTAGCTAGTACTTTAGGGTCTGTAATACCTGATAGATACAGCGCGCCCACGCACGATAGAGCTGCACGTAGGTAAGACAAGGCCGCAGCCTTTAGTTGCTCTTGCATTGTATTGCTCCTTAAATGCCCCTTAGTTGACTTGTCTTAATACTGCAATCGTATGGCTTGATGATGCCGTAATACCGTAAAGGCCTTCATTGTCACCTACAGGCACCTGCATTTTATCGCCATTATCTAGTTTGTATCCGTTAGTTGTAGTTACGTTGGCATCGCCTAAATACACAGCGCCGCCGCCTAGATTATGTAGCCATACGGTTTGGTCCATAATGTTAGCTGCTACTAATAATGTAGCTGTAGTAGTTACTGTTACTTGTGCGCTAGTTGGCATTTTCTATTCCTAACTTAGTAATTAAAACCCTGACCTTTTCAGGGCTTAAAGCTATCTCAAAGTGCATTTCATCTTTTCTAGTCCAATCCCCGCCCCAGGTTAGCCCGTATTTTTTAGCAAGGGCACGGATCATAGGTACCTTGCTAGCCTCAAACGTGCCTACCTTGCCTAAAGGGTGTTTAGTTGCGTTTAGGTCTATAGCTGTACCGCTTGCGTGGTTACTTAGTTTGCCTGGCACACCTCTTACGTCTCTGTAGGCATAGCCCCAATCGTCAAACGTGCCGCCTTCTATTGGCTCTATTAGCTCGTTAAACTCTTTAGCAAAGTTAATAAGCAACGGCGCTACCTTTTCAGCGCAGCGGATTTTAAGGTTTGTGCCTTCTACCTTAAAAGGCTTAACGCCTATCTCGGCCTGATCCTTAGATGCTGGCCAGCCGTTATAGCTTGTTTGCATTTTGTTACTTTCTTTTAGTTTATAAAACAATCTTGGGGAATTGTGCTACAGACCTAAAGCAGCTTTGAGGTCTGCAACCGATAGCCCAACGCTAGCTAATTTATCTGCCACAGTTGGTTCAGGCATTGGTAAAGGTTTATGGGCTGCTAGTTTAGCCGTTGCTTGTTCCTCAGTAATATCACCAACAAAACGCAATTTATCATCAACAAGAGTGACTGTTACGCCATTTAATTCTTTGCCTAATTGTTCAGAGTTGATAAGTTTGTTGTAATCTAAATAGATCTCTGCCATTTTATGCTCCTAAGTATTGTGCGGAAAGATAAGCAAAAGCGCAAGTGCAAGAGTTTTGTGTAAAAAACCCAATTTCGACATAATCAGCAACGGCAAGATTTAAGATTATAGAACCTTGCGCGCTTAAATAACCAAGTCCGTCTAATCCTTGAAGTGTTCCGTCTTTTAGACCTAAACCAACGGCGGTTCCATTTTTATAGATTTTTAATCTACCGTAAGCACCTGGGCTAGTGCTTAAAAAAGCATAAGCATCAAATGCGTATTTTCCTGCTTTGCCCGCTGGAATTGTTATTCTGCCTGTATTTGTGCTTGTGCTATGAAAAGCATCAGTATCGAAATCTTCAGAAGGTAATGTGACAACTGTGTCTGTCGTTGCACCTATTGTTAAATCGCTTGTTCGATAAGCATAAGCACCAACAAATGCGGAACCACTAGGTGTAGCCCAGGACGGTATGCCACCTGCAACTGTAATAACTTGGCCAGTAGTTCCAATCCCTAAACGGGCAGGTGTTGACCCACTAGAGCTATAAACCATATCGCCAGTAGTAGTCATCGGGTTAGTCATACCTGTTGTATCTAAGTTAGTCCAGGCGCTACCTGTGTAGTAAGTAGTCACGTTTGTATCTTTGAGGTAGGCAAACTGTCCCTCTTGCGGTGCAGTAATAGCTGCATCTCGGGCCGCCGCTGAGGCAAACACCAACACGCCTTGCATTAGGTAGCCGTTAGTGTCAGCTGCCGTAAGTACCTCGCCAGTAGTAAAGGTCTTAAAACCTAATCCAGCTGCCATAGTCCTATCTCCTTAATAACTTAATACGCCGCTGTCAAGCAAACCGTATATGGATGAGTCTAATATAAAGCCGTCAATAATTGGCTCTAAAGTGGTAAGTGTTGTTTTCCAGCTGTTAGGCGTAATGCTTTGAGCAACGCCAAACACCTGCAAAGTCTTAGTTAGCGTTGATCCGCCAGGCTGGTTAGTTGTAATAGTTACAGGGTCAAAGTAGTCCAGGTCTAACGCTGCAATAATGCCTAAGTTGTAATTATCGGTATAAAGGTCTAGCTGTATAGCATCGCAACGGATACTGGTCTCAGCCCTAGATGCAACGTATGCCTGCGCGTAATCCAGGGCCACGGCATCGGTTTCCATTAGTAGGTTTTGCTGGTTGTAGCTATGCACAAAATACTTATCTATGCTGGGCTGGTTTATAGCCGTTTGTGCCGTGCCGCCTGTGCGGGTAACGCTGGCTGAGTTGTAAACTAAGGTATCGTCAAGGCGCCACACCGCATCAAAGTAGCTAATATCTGTGCCGTTATCGTTAAATACTGTAGGCGTAGCCCCTGTACTGCCAGCCGTAACGCTACGATCTTGAAAGACAAACGAGCCAGCGGCATCTACATACAAAGCCCCGTATTCGCTAGTCTCAACGGTTTGCATAGCCGCAAGGCTTGTGCGGGCTGTGCCTGGGTCTGCCTGCATAGTGGTTAATCCTGCATCTACATCACGCATAGAGGCGGGCCAATCAATAGAATCTAACAAGGCGTTAATTCTTGCACCGCTGAGCTGACCCGCTGAGCTGCCCGCTACCGTGCTAATCTGTGCATTTTGTGCCAGCCTAAAAGCATCTACAGCTGTGATAGTTGTATAAACCACATCAAGGGCATTTTTAGGTGTGCTAGTTGTATAGGTAGTAATAAAGCCAGCAAAAATAGGGTAAGTAGTTGCGCCGTAGGTAGCCGTAATCTGTACTTTACGCATAGGCGTTAATAAGTTGTAATACGGGCCGCTAGGGTTTTGAGGATTAAAGTCTCCATTTTGGTCAACAATACGCATAGTAAGAGTGCCAGTTTGGAATTGGTCAGCCTGTGGATTACGCCCGCGCTTTGTCTGAATACTATCTACTACGTCTGATACGTCCACAATTACGCTAGCTGCATCTGCCAGGATATTGGTGCCTAGTATGCCTTGATCTAATATCAAAGCCTGAGCAAAGCTAGGGCCAGTAGAAAAGTTAATAACAGCGTTAATAACTGGCAGGGTCATAGCGCCCCAGCAAAATTAAGGTTATTGCCAAACCTGTTATTTTCTTGTACAGCATTTTGTACTACTTCAATTAGGCCGCTTGTTTTATCTACTACCGTTACTGTCACGTTGCCTGCGCCGTAACCTGCGCCTGTGTTCATATTTTTGCTATAGCCGCCAAAGTCTCCTAATTTTCTTTGGAAGTCAATAAGGGATAAATAGTCTGCATAATTCTGCGTATCTAAAGTATCTGCCATAACATTAGCAAGAGTAGTTACTGCATCTGAGTATTCTATAATGGCATCTATAGACTCACTACCTGTTAATTTATCTAATATAGGCTGGCCGTCAAACGGTTTCTTTTTATCGTCTTTTTTACCACCGCCGCCGCCGCCGCCACCGCCGCCGCCGCTTTTGTTCATATTGGCTAGCAATTCTAACATTTCGCGGATTTTGCGTAATGCCTCATCAAGGTTTGCCTGGTCAATAAGCTCTTTAGGAGTAATACTTGTTAAAATGTTTTTGATACCTAATAAAGTAAAGTTTTGACCCTGCAAAGTAGCCAGTATTTTTAGATCTTCATTAAGTGTTTTAGTTGCAGCCTCAATACGAGCTACATCCTTTGAGGCTATAGCATCCTCTAAAGCCAAGATATCTTGCTTAACCTTTATACGCTGTACGTCATTAGCAATAGCTAGTACTTGCGCTCCAGTTGTTGCTTTACCTAGTGCCTCAGCTTGGCCGATTAGGGCCGCGTTAAGTTGGATTTTCTCCATATCAAAAACATCTACGCCCTTGCCTAAAGCTAATTGAGCCGCCGCAGTTGCTTTGTCTAACGCCGCCTGCTCTTTTTTGGCTTTTGTAGTTGCTAGTGCCGCTGCAGCTTGTTGTTTTGCTAACTTTGCTAGCTCTTTATTGCGCTTAATTGCCTCTAGCTCTGCTTTCTTTCTAGCTGCTGCATCTGATACGCCAGTAGCTTGATTAGCTAAAGTCATAGGCTGGCTAAAAGGTTGTGGCCCCTTAATCTCTTTTAGTAATTCAGCTGCACGTTGTGGGCTAAATCTGCCTAATACGTTACCAACTGCACCAAAAGCGCCTTTAACTATGCCTGCCCCTGGAATAGTCGCTATCTGCTCTTTAAGGTAAATAATGCTGTCAATAAAGTTAGCTAAAGATTTAGCCGCATTTTCTATATCTGTGCTTAAGTTTGCTATACCGTCATTACCACCCACAGAGGTAATTGCATTAACTAAACTTTCTCCAATAATTTCTTTAGCTTTATTAGCCGTCTCACTTAATATTGCTAATTGGCCAGTATATGTAGCTGCTGCCGCCGTTGCTGCACCTGCAAAATTATTATTTAACTTTGTCTGCAACTCATCAAAAGTCATAGCTGCTAACTCAGCTGAGGTCAAGCCCGTATTATATTTTTTAAGGGCTTTAGTATTACCTAAATATGCTAAAGATAAATCCTGAGCAACTTGGGTAACATCGGCCCCTGTGCCTGCGGCTACATCTAAAGCCGTGTTAAAAATCTCTATAGATTTAGCAGTTGAGCCTGTAACTGTTAACAAAGCCTGCAAGGCTGGCGTAGCTTGGCCGCCAGTTACCCCATAAAGTTTGCCTATTTTGTTTATGTATTGATCTATATTTTGCTGGTCAAAAGCCAGGCCTAGATTTTTTACAGTATTAGCTAGTATTGCAGCTTCTTTTTGGGCGCCTGTAAACGAGTTAACAGCCGACTTACCAAAAGATACAAAAGCTGCAGCGCTAAGGCTTACACCTAATACGCGGCCTAGACTTTTTACACTACCCGTAAGTTTTTTGGTAGCTTTGTCAGCATCTAGAAAAGCCTTTTTACCTAAGAATTGGCTGGCTATATTTACTACTAGATCGGTAGCCATTAGGCAGCTCTCCTTGTATGCTCATAAAACATTTTTGAGGCATTTTCTAACGCCTTAATAACAGCTGCATTAGCTCGCCCGTTATCCTCAGCCCAGGCTCTAAATATCAAACGCCCAGTTAGCTTGCGCCCTGGGGCACCTACTAAACCCTTAGGGCGGGCGTTGACTAACTGGCCAGTACTGTTTAAGTTTTCTATAAACTGTTTTCCAGCATTAGGGTTAAGTGAGTTGTTATAACCCTTACGCTGAGAGTTATCCCTTTCTTGATAATACCTAATAGTAAAATCTCCTGGGCCGTCTCCTGTGCGATAAACAACGCTTGCAGGTTTATAGTTTGGTTGGCCGTCTGCGTTTTTACGGCCCGCTGTTTCATAGATCGCACCCGCGGCAGACTTGTTAAGGATACGGGCTAAGGCTACAAAGCCGTTTTTATTAGGCTTAGAAGGTGAGGTTGAATAAGTAATTCCAGCCTTAGCCTGCATAGCGTTAAACTTGGGGAACGGGCGGTAAGTCAGGTTTTCGGTACCCGATGAGGTTTTAGCCCAGCCCGATAAGACTTGGCCGTCATTAGGCACGTAACCTCTAGCTACTGTAGTAACAGTTTTTAACGCTGCCGCCATTTGTGTTTGAGTCTCTTTAGATAGGTCAGGTGCAAAACGTTTAAGGGCTACGCGGAGCTGTACGGCCCCTTCTAGCTCTACTGGCATTTTGTTGCTCCTTAACTCTATCGTTTATGACCTTTAACATATTCTTAAACATATACGTATCCAGGTCTAGTAAGTACTGAGGCGCAATACCCGTTTCCACGGCTAGCTGCGCTATGAGGTAACCAAAGCTACC